CTCTTAGCCAGCTCATCCCCCAGCCTTCCATGGAACAGCTGGATAATAGCTATGTCCTCATTTAGCTGTGTTTGATTCAGTACTAACATATTCTGATAAACTTAATGTTGTTAAATCATCCAATATATATTTTATACCATCCTTCTGTCCATCATTTATCCAGTTGGCAACAAGCTCTGCTTCGGCCAGGGTATTGTGATGCGAACTGGGAATGACAATCTCGTCCTTAAAGTAATGTGATGGTCCGCTCTGGAAGAATGTAAACCCGGTTATCAGGATCTCTTTAAACCCGAGCCACCGTGCAGCAGCAATTGCCATAACTCCAACAGTAGGAAACGCTTGTATATCATATGCTACCTGTGAGAAAAGCTTTGCAAATTCATCCTCGTCATCATAGGTGATAACAGTGTTTTCCATATTAACAAGCTTGACGGCTTCCTGCTGCCAGAACTTATGCATCATCTTTGCTGTAGTATACTGTTGATACAGCGTATCTGATAACGGCAGTATACCAAGTATCGGATAGTCTACCTTTTCTTTTGGAACAATCTCCGGATTAAGAGAAGAGATATTGACATCTGTTCGAGTTCCAATACCATCAAATCCATTTATCTGGAAGTTGTTACAGCGCATGACAAAACTCTCATCGATCTGTTTTGACATGTTCCTCTTGAATGGACCGTTACCTACGACAGAACAACGCTCATGTTTCTTTGCTATACCACTAAGGATTGTTTTCACAATATCCTTCTTCTGAACGGAAGCTTCTTTTTTCAATCTGCGTGATGCCTGGTTATGCACTACAACAGGATCCTTAGATACAATAAGATCATTATCAAAGATCTTAATATAGTCAGCAGGTAAATCTTTTACCGTGAGAGATTCATTTTTCTCCATCAGTGTCTGGAAGTTCTTACCATCTGGGAAATTATTTGATTGATTCAGCTGAGCCCATAGCTCAAGGAACTTCATCACCTTATCATTATAATCAAAGTAGACCGTGCCCACGAGCATCTCGTTAAATCCATTCGGCCACTTCAGAGTATAGTACGACAGATCTTCGCGGACAGTAGTAAAGAACTCAGGAGTCTTTTTAACAATAGCATCTGCATCAATCCACACTACGGGCATACGGTATTTATCCATGACCTGTCTGATCACGACCGGCTTGATTTGAGTATTCTTCTCCCAACTACCCTGAGGCTTAACACCAACGATCTCATATTTTATACTTAGTGTATCCAGGGACTGTTTAAGAGAATTAACTTCTACCTCATACTCAGTGCCAACTGTAAACATTGAGACAACAATAAAGTCTCTTGGTCCAGAAGGTTTGACCTTGCCCTGGCGCTCGAGAGCGAACCTGAGGTTCTTCTTATTCTGGTCAGCGATATTTTTCGGTACACTCTTGGCTTTCTCTACAACCTTACATGCCTTCTCAGCATTCTTATAATCACCGAGCCAGTAATAAACAATCCCCAGCTCGAAATGTGCAAGGTGTTCCCATTGATTTCTGTGTACGAACAGAACATCGCCGGAAGGATACGGCATATCAATAGCAGCCCTCTGGAATACCGCAGCCTGGTTGTACTGCTTTAACTCTCTGCAGATGACTCCAAGCATATACAGGCACTCGAAACGCTGTGAGCGGTATTCAAAACCGTCCAGGAGAGATAATTTTGCACTATCATACTGCCTGAGACTATACTTCATAATACCGATCTGGTACTTTGAGTAGTAAACTTCCTCTGGCCAGCCACCACGGTTGATCCTTTCCTGGTAATACATGATCGCCTTATCAAACATCTTCAGGTTGGCATAGGTTTGAGCAAGATAGAAGTAGCTCCTGACGTTCCCGGGCCTGTCAATGATATCTCTCTCGAGTAGGTCTCTGTCCCGTGTGAGTTTCTCCGGCCGGGTACCACCATCAAAGTGGTGGGTGATGATCAATTCATTGTATTCTACCGGTGACAATCCCTCAGCACATGTGATATACTCGTGCGTGACGCCTTCATACCTCCACTTTATATGTCCAGATACAAACAGTGGCTGAGCAAAATCAAGGTTCCCGGTATAACGGATGTGATACATAGGCTTGTCAAGCTTTGACTTATCAAAGTTCTTTGTAAGATTGACTGTCATATCAGCATCCATCAGTAATAAGTAGTCGGCCTTTCCAAAGGCACGCTGTACAACCTCGGTCCTGTTATGGCCGAAGTTAACAAAGGTGCTATCCTCCAGTTCCCCGGGAATATCCTTGAGTTTTTCTCGGATAATATCTTTAGTCTTATCCGTGGATCCTGTGTCGTAGATGACCCAGTAGTCCAGAATGTCAATACAGGAATCGATCAGTCTCCCGATAACCGCTTCCTCGTTCTTGACGATTGCACAAAGGCAAATTGTTTTTTGTTTAAGTTCCATGCTGCTGTTTAATATTTATTTGACGTATTTAAAAATAGTTTCTCCAGTATCTATATCAACTGTAGGAAAATCTTTCTGTTCCAATTCTATAGGAACAGCTTTTGATATGGTAGCAAAATCTCGTATATCATCTTCTGGCTCTACAGTGTTATTTATTTTATCTATAAGTTCAGGACGCAGAACCCACGTATCAGCATCAATCTGTACTGGATCTACACCTTTCCATATTGTTATCTTGTATTGCTTATATGCAATAGCTTCTTTTTCAGTCAAAGTTATATAATTCATTAGATTACTCCTTTATTATAATAGTCCATTCTTGTTTCAAATCTATCTACTAAACTGTCCACATCTGTTTGTGTAAACCCGCCACCAGCAACCGCTAAAGAATACTGTCTATTCGTATGAAGGAGTGGACCGCTACCAACGAGATTATATGCCATAAGATATATACTCCCATTTGGTATTGAAGTTGACGCAGCAGAAGCATCAATCCTTAGCGTTTTGTTATAATAGGACTGAACATCTGTAGCATCATTCCTGGTATTAATAAACATTCCCCTGCTATCCAGGCTGGTTTGATTCCGAAACCCAGCAGAATTCATCCTGTTGTATAAATTATCCCCCCACCTTGTAACTACATATGAGTAGTCAGTTGATTCTCTTACACCCATATCTATAGTATCCTCATTGATATCTGTCCTTGAATACAATCCAAGAGTAGCAGAATTCAAGGTGTAATTAACTCCATTAACAGTAGGATTCCAGTTGAGGTTTATTACTGCACTTCCATCTCCCTGATATCCCTCCCATATTGTGTGCACAGGACTACCGACGACTGTTGCATTTGTCCATTCTTGTACGTCCCATTCGTCTATCCATACTATTTCACCAGCAGACATATATCTACAGCGAATAGCCATTCCTGTAGCATGAGCGGCTACAAATATTATCTCGTACCATTCAAAATCTGTCGTAAGTGATCCAGAATCAACATTCACGCCATAACCTCCAACATTTACCATAGGATCGCCTGAATTCTTTTTAGCCCTGACTCGGACTTTATATGTTTTTCCAATTGTTAAATCTGTATTTATATCATTAACAGCTTTAAATTCATGATATGCTCCCCATATAGTGTCCACCCAAGTTATCTTCAATGCCCCAGCGTCATTCTCAATAGTGTTCGTACCATATACATCCCAACTCTCAACGTTCTGTTCAACCAGTGTCCACTCATCTACCCAGATGATTTCACTACCACCCATACCATTAAAAGTCAAATTACAAGCAGTAGCATGGTTGGCCTCAAATACTCCTTCATACCAAGCATAACTTTCACTTGTTATCGTTGCAAAATTATATCCTACACTGCCTATTCTCAATATCACAGATGCACCTGCATTAACTTTTGCTCTGACTCTTATCCTATACCATTTCCCAACAACCAGATCGGTATTCAAATCTTTTGTTTCCCTTAAATAAACATGAGCCCCATTGGCATTATCAACAAAAGTCGTCTTTAAAGTACCACCATCATTCTCAATAATATTGGTTCCATTTTTTACCCAGCTCTCGATGTTCTGTTCGATCACAGATACATCATCTATTTTACCTGTAAACGATCCTATACCATCGACATAAAATACAGTGTTCCCTGCACAAAGCAATACCTCACTATATGTATCTTCAGATGTTCTATTTGTACCCGCTGTAGTTCCGCAAAGTGTAGCCACTGTGCCCGCTGTGTATTCATCCACGGTATATATAACTCTGTATATTTTTCCAACAGTCAACACTCCTGATTTATATATAGAACCTCCTGTATTATCAAAATTTGCTGTTCCACCTGAAATTGTTACCTCTGGAACAGATTTTGACCACCAGGTGTCGGTATCAAACCCTCCATTGGTAATTAAATCATCCGTGATCTCTGTAAACACACCTTTGCCCACATCAACCAGTGGATCAGTAATCTCTGTGAATACACCTTTCCCGGGATCCATCAGTGAAGGCCCACCAGCCGGCTGCTTCCAGTTACGCAGACTATCAAGCCCTTCAGCATGATTAGCCAAGATCCATATCGCATCCAGCTTCGGCCACACACCATCATCCACCCATCCCTGTACCATTGCGTTATCAACCTCAGCTGCAAGGCGTGTAGGCCTTGTATCATACGAGTCATATACCGTCTGGTATTCTGACGCATAAGGAGTAAACGATGGTGGGAATAAATATTTCATTATGCTATTACCCCCTTTCCATGGTAGTTCATTCTTGTTTCAAATCTATCCTGAATACTCTGTCTGTCTGTTGCATCCAAAGAAGCACCGACTGCAAACAAAGACAATTGTGATGTTGTATTATATGCTGCTCCACCAGCCCCATTGCACGCAAGCATGAACATAGGAATAGTAGGAACACCTGTTGATACTCTTACAGAATCGCTGCCAACAAGAGAATTATTCCTATAAAAACTTCTGTTTGTGGAATTAGTTCTTATAAGAACAGACATTCCCCTGCTCTCAGTCTGAGATCCACCAAAATTACCAGAATCATTTATTCTCGCTCTCGTTGCATTATCGTGAGATCTCGGTCTTATTGAGGCATCCTTGCTATCTCCTGACAGTAACACTCCATGTCCTTTATCTTCAGCCTTATCAGTTCTTTGATATAACATTAAACTTGCATCATCTTGAAGATAGTTTACTGCATCTACACTGGCTGTCCAATTTGAGTTGATATAATTTGGAATAGATCCATTACTCGTATATCCTTCCCACTGTCCCCAGGAAAGAGAACCGTTTACAGTAGCATTTGTCCATTCCTGTACGTCCCATTGATCAATCCAGATAATTTGTCCAGGTCCCATATTAGGAGTATAAAGAAAACTTTGCCAGACATCTCCGGCAATAAAAAATAGCTCAATCCATTCATATGATGTACTTGTTAACGCATACGAATCTGTTGTACCCCCTACCCTACCATCAACATACACAGTCACCGATCCAGTATTCACTTTTGCTTTGACTCGTACTCGATATGTTTTTCCTATGACAAAATTTGTGCTCAAATCTGTAGCTGTTGACAAATATAATCTGCATCCATTCGATGCATCGACATAAGTACATTTCAACGCCCCACCATCATTCTCGATTATATTGTTAAAATAAGCTGTCCAGCTCTCTACGTTCTGTTCAACCAGTGTCCATTCATCTATCCAAATGATTTCAGTTGCAACCATTCCACCCATTTGTATGGCGTTTGAAGTGGCATGTGTGGCTATAAATATTATTTCATACCAAGTAAAAACGTCTGTATTAACTGTTGCGAAATTTACATTGGGCCCAATCAACCACATAAAAACTGTACCATATGATTTTGCTTTAATTCTTAGCCTATACGTCTTACCAACTGTTAAATCAGTGTTTAAGTCATAAGTTTCCCTTAAATATTGTCTTGCTCCATTCGAATCGTTACTATAAGTAATTTTTAATGCACCATTATCATTCTCAATAGTATTTGTACCAAAAGCAGTCCAGCTCTCAACGTTCTGTTCGATCACAGATACATTATCAACCGAACCTTCAAAAGCGTTTGAATAGGCTCTGAAATTTCCTGATTGAGCAATCATAGAATCTTCATACACTCCGGGCTCATATTGATACGTCCCCCCACCACCGGAATAGAACTTAACAAATCCAGCATCGCGGGAAATCAATTCCCAATTGACCGTGTACCATTTACCTATTGTAGCAATACCTTGTTCCAGTCCGGAACCTACAGTACCAGTGCAACTACCTACCCCACCACCAATTGTAAACACTCCTTCTGTCCATCCATCAGCACTGGATAAATCTCCGTTGGTAATCAACTCAGTTGTGTTCTCTGTAAACACACCTTTGCCAACATCAACCAATGGATCAGTAATCTCTGTGAACACTCCTTTACCCTCGTCCATTAGCGATGGTCCACCGGCAGGCTGTTTCCAATTACGTAAACTATCAGCGCCAGCAGCATGATTGGCAAGGATCCATATCGCATCCAGCTTGTCCCATACTCCATCGTCCACCCAACCTTGTACCATCTCATCATCAACAACAGAGAGATGCCTGTGGGGCTTCACGTCGTATGAATCATACACAGCCTGGTACTCTGCTGAGTAACCTGCATAAGGGACGTGTATGGATGGTAGTGGTCTCATAACTCAAGTGGATCTGGTGGAACATCAACTTTAGATCTCAAATATGTTTGTAGTAGACTTCCCATTATATTTTAGCATTAACCATTTGAACTCTTGCTGATACTTTCACAGATCTATTACCCGAAACATTAAGCTGCCCATACCATACATTGCTCGCTGCCGTAAATTCCCACGATGCCCAGTCAGCCGCAGGAACCGATTCTACTGTTCCACCAGGAATAACTGTATTTGTTCCAGTGTTATTATGTATTATAGCATAAGAGTGACCTGATTGAATAGCCCCGATATACCCAGAAGATCCAGATTCCTGAACTGCTATCCACCAAACATCAACTCTCTGGCTATCTCCAGAATCTATGCTGACAGTATATGTGTCAGACACTCTAATATCATAAGTACCAGTGCCAGGGCCTACATTTGTGAATTCGCTCCTGAATGGTACAACCTCTGTTTGGGCACTACCAACTGTACCAAACCCTCCGGCGGCATGTGCATGACTATATAATGCATTTGGCTTGGCAGAATTCCCCATTGCCACCTGATAATTCTGATCAGTCTCATTAGCGTACCCCACTACCATAGAATAATTACCAACAACATCATTGGCGAATCCAAAAACAGCACTATAGTCACCATCGATTGAATTGGTGTGACCAAAGGCCGCATTGTTACTACCCAAAACAATATGCTGTTCACCTCCAATAACATTGTCATCACCCGTACCAGTGTTATACTGTCCAAAGACCGCATTGTTATCACCATCGACACGGTTCCCATAGCCAGCCAGGATATTATAATGCTCTCCGCTTGCAACATCATTATCATAGCCACCAACCATATTCCCATTACCAAGAATATCATGAGAACTACCACCAACAAAATTTGAGTTGCCTACTATATCCTGAGTTGATCCAAAGACTGCATTGTTGCTTCCGGTAATATCAACATTGGTTCCACCAGCTATATTCTGATTCCCATTAAGCCAATTATAACCACCGTACATTAAGTTCTGATCCCCGAAAATAAGGTGCTCATTACCACCTATAAGATTATGATCACCATCTACGTGATTATTATACCCAAAAATTGCATCGTAACTGCCAGTAACTTCATTAAGCCTTCCGCCAATAACATGACCAAATGATCCTGTATCATTTATCACATTACTTCCACCCCCAACAAGGTGCTGGGGACCACGAACAGTATTTGTTGTTCCAAATACAGCCGATTGTTGTGCTTCATAAATACTATGATTGTATCCACCAAATACACTGAATGAATTATTACCACCAGAAAAAATGTAGTGGCTCCATCCTGCCATCAGTATTCCATCAGCCTGAGTGTCAGCAACGATAGTATTGTCTCTTCCAAAGACAGCAGAATAGAGAACGTCTACGTCATGATCGTATCCACCAACAACATTATGGTCTCCAACAACATCATTATTGTCTCCAACAACTGAATTATAATCACCATCAACTATATGATTACTACCACCCACGAGATTACTGTTTTCTCCGGATGTAACTTCATTCGCTGTACCAAAGATTGCATTGTTATCTCCACCTCCAGTATTATTCTGCCCAAAAATTGCATTACCAGTACCATCTACATAATTACTGAGGCCAGCTACTATGTTATAATTATGATAATTAATTGTGTGAGATGCACCAAACACCGCATTGTAGTCACCGTCAACATCCTGCAGATAACCACCAACTATATTGTAAGCTGATGTATTCCCTATATCATTTTGCCGTCCGCCCACGAGATTGTAATCACCACGGACATCAGTATCGTATCCAAACAAAGCGTTGTATTTACCTGCGACAGTAGCGTGCCCATATCCAGCAATAATATTATGAGTCTGCCCATTAGTTACACTATTTAGCTGACCAAATACCGCATTATGGGTGCCGAGCACACTATTCTGTTGGCCAGCTATCATACAATAATTATCACTAACACCAAGGGTATGATTCGAACCACCAACAATACTATAACCACCATCTACATCATGACTACCCCCACCCACAATATTATAGTTCTGATCAACCGCATTGCTTAAACCACCAACAATATTGCCATCACCATTCACATAGTTATCACTACCAGCTATAAGATTGTACTGCTCTCCGCTTGTAGCAGTATTGCCCTCCCCAAACATGGCATTGTAATTACCATCAGATTTGAGATTGGCTCCTACGAGTATATTGAAATATGTTGTTGGCTCAACAATGACATTCTGCCCAGCTACAAGGTTCCTGTCTCCGGTTATCAAGTTTAACAATCCAAACGCAGCATTATTATCCCCTACAATAGTGTGCTGTTCACCTGCAACCATATTATCATCACCATCAATCGAATTAGTAGTACCACCTACGAGATTGTTATGTTCTCCGGATGTAACTTCATTCGCTGTACCAAAGATTGCATTGTAATCACCACCGGCAGTATTGTTATAACCACCTATCACGTTCCAATCTGCATCGTTCAATAGATTGTGGTACGAACCAGCAACAAGATTTTCATTATTAGCACTATCAAGAACATTAGCTTGTCCAAAGACTGCATTATAGTTTCCGACAATATCATTCTCTGTACCAGCAAGTATATTTTGAGTTCCAGTGACACTACTGTTTTGACCAAATACTGCATTACTATCACCATCAACAAAATTACTATAGCCAGCTATAAGATTATATTCTGCTCCATCATCTGCAATATTATCTCCACCAAAGAGAGCATTATAACTACCACCAACACTGTGATTAGTACCAATCATAGCATTGAAATAATATGTTCCTATAGTTGTATTACTCTCGCCAGCAATTAAATTTCTATCACCAGCCATTGAATGGTTATTACCAAACACAGCATTCTGGTTTCCAATTACATTATGATTTTGCCCAGCTATTAAATTGTAATCTCCTACTCCAGTATTAACTGCTCCAAATACAGCATTATAGCTACCTCCACCAGCAGTACTCCCTCCTGTTTGTACAAGAGAACCCCCGGTGACACTAAGCAAATTCGGTATACCTCCCGCTCCTGCAGGCCCTGTAGGCCCACGAGCAACAAACAAATCCCAATAGACAGCACCTACAGGACTGAGACTTGGTTGGCTTCCAGCAGTTGATGTATGTGCAAGAATACAAACATAACCACCGCCAACGTCCTCAACAGTATCGTTTAGTGAATAAGATGAGCCAGTAACCCACGTACCTGTCCAGCTGAAGGTAACACCAGTTGGACCAGTTACTGTACTATCAGCTCCTGTGGACCCCGTTGGCCCCGTAGGCCCATCCGGTCCTGTAGGCCCAATCGGACCAGTGACCGTAGAATCAGCACCAGTAGCACCGGTTATAGATGGTCCGGTAGGTCCGATATCACCATCATTTCCTATTGGTCCCTGTGGACCGATGGGTCCAGATGGCCCAGTAGTTCCTGCTTGACCTATAGCTCCCGTCGGACCTGTAGGTCCAGTAGTTCCTGTATATACTACAGGCCCGGTGCTCCCCGTGGCTCCCGTTGGTCCGGCATCTCCTGTCGAGCCAGTGGGACCAGTTATACCAATAGGTCCTGTAGGCCCGGTGACCGTTGAGTCCGCTCCGGTAGGGCCTCTCTGAACAACGAGATCCCAGTAAACATCTCCTAATGGATTATTACTTGGCTCACTACCTCCTGTAGAGGTGTGTGATAATATACATACATAAGTGCTACCGTCATTTTCAACAGTATTAGTCTTTGAATATGCTGAGCCAGTGACCCAGGTTCCTGACCAACCATATACTGCTCCTGTCGGACCGACATCTCCGGTAGCTCCAGTAGGCCCTGTAGGCCCAGTAGAACCAATCGGTCCGGTAGGACCTGTTGGTCCTCCGGGTCCATCCAAACCAGTGGCACCTGGTGGGCCAGCGATACCAGCATTTCCTATTGATCCAGTATTGCCGGTAGGACCGATAGCAGCCTGCATAGCAAAGACATGCATCTCAGCTTTAGTGATAAGCACATCCTGAGCCCCGGACACCTTCCTGAAGTATCCTGTAAAACCGTATGTCCCAGCAACAAGTGGAACTGTTTTGTATTGTACGGATCCTAAACCAATATCATTTGTACCACTTAAATATCTTATATGCTCTGGACCCGTTACACCATCGATCGCTATACATACACCTATTGTTGCAGGCGGACCTAATCCAGCTGAGGCACCTTCAAATGTCATCAGTCCATGCAGCGGAACATTGGTATCCGTAGTGATCGTCCCGGTTATACCAGGTATTACTATAAACGTACCGGTACTTGTAGCGGTAGATGCTGTTACTGTGGCAACATATGTGGATGGTATATCTCCTCCGGCAGCTGCAGGGCCTATTGGACCGGGGGGTCCTGTTGGTCCAGGTGCCCAATAACCACCAAGAAGGTTTACAAACCAATCTGTATATGGTCCAGTACCTGTATTGCTTATTGAAGAAAGATCGAGTGACCCGCTGGCTACAGTATATGATACTATAGCCGCAGAATACAGGTGTGAGAAATCATTAGCTATAACAAGACTCTGCCCCGGGGTATAGGACATGTTCGGTTTAACTGTTATCGTAAAGGTATCCGGATGTGATGTTGGAATATAGTGGTATGATGATGCCGTACAAGCATACTTATCTCCTGCACGTCCTGTATTACCTTGTGCACCGGTATCACCTTGAGTCCCAATAGCACCAGTGGGACCTGTAACAGTAGAGTCTGCACCGGTGTTGCCCTGTGCTCCTGTATCTCCGGTGTTCCCCGTAGGTCCAATAGGGCCAATAGGGCCAGTCACAACGGAGTCAGCACCCGTAGGACCAGTACTACCAGTAGATCCAGTAGGACCTGTCGGCCCCGGCACAGTTGAATCAGCACCAGTTGTACCTGATGGACCGGTGTTTCCTATAGGTCCAGTAGGTCCCGCAGGGCCTGCATTGCCAGTTTCTCCCTGTGAACCTACTATTCCAGTGTTACCCTGTGGGCCAACAATGCCTGTAGCACCTGCAGGACCAGTGGGGCCGGCAGGACCAGTGGGGCCAATCACCCCGCGAGCGCCTGTACTACCAGCATCACCACCACCACCACCAGGTTGGATGATAACAATATTCTGATCATCCACAGTAGTTGGTTCTACACGAACCTGTCCCCCAGTTAGGCTGGGAGAGTCACCAAGCATTGTTGCTCCAGTTGCCATATTACTTTAAATGCGCGGGAATCGTAGACTTATCCAACAATTCCCAAATAATCCTCATCTCTTTTGATCCAATATCCTTAGGAAGATACTGAAAATCAATTAGAATTGGAGTGAAATTCTCGTTATCATCATCCAATCTCTTCTTGAAATCAGCAATCAGCTCCTCGTATTCCTTCAGTTCCTCAGCAAATTCCTGCCTTAGTTTGGCATATTCTTTTGCATACAGTCCTTCAGGATTATCAAAATCCTCGATGTCAGGTATCTCTACCCGTTCACCACCTGCGTTTACTACACGCATGATCATATGACCTTCAGAGTTCTTCTTTGAGAAGCGCATCTGAATGTCATTTAACTTACTGCGATACTCTTTGATCTTCTCTGTGGGCTGTATCGGTGCCCTCAGATGTTTGGCCTCTTCTGTGGCCAGCTCCTTGTTCCTTGAGAGAAGTGTTACAACGTCGATCCCCTTCAGTTCGACATCGTCCAGCGCTACCTCGTAAAATAATACATCTTTGTTCTTCATAATCTCCATGCTTTAAAAGTTTAAACGAATTTTTAATAGTGGTCCAATAACTCCTACTGTATCTGGATCGAATATAGGATATCCTCTACCGCGTGAAAACACATCAAATACTGTTTCATGGTTGTGTTCCTGATGGCTCACTAAATTGTTCTCCTGATCTGATCTCTGCAAAATAGCAACCTGAAGTGGTGTACCACTACCAAAATAGATTTCCCAGTTAGGATAATTAACAGGTAAACCAACCTGCTTAAATATCCAGCCACCATGTATAGGATCTCTATAGTGTGATTTTGCACCGGTAAGCATTTTAAATTGACTGTAAAACTTATCATGATCTGAGTCGTTTACCTGTGTCCCTTGATAAGCTTTCACCATGACAATGTCTGCTGGAACATGTGTGAAACTCCTGAGAGGAATATGAAATTCTATACTATATATTGTTCCTGTATATGGTGTTAAGTCAAATGCCATAAAAGTTCTGTAACAAATGAACCACCATGGTATAAACGGTGGAAGATGGAGACGGGACCACATCAATGTACTCGCAATTCCATGACTCATACCATCAGCATCACTTCTACGTACCCTGTCAAGTGCATTATCCCAACCACCTACTGAACCCTTTGTGCTCTTCACGATATAATGCGTATTAGAAAGATAAGAATATACCTCTGGTGGAACATGCTGATAGTTCCGGAAGTTATAGAGACCATTCTTACTCCCTTTGTATACGTCATCGAATCCAGAATCGATAGAATTCGCAAAGCACGTCTGCAGATCGCCGTCACCGATAACCGCCTGCACGTCCTGCAGACCAAAAGTAGTTGTATCTGGAACACTATTCGCCATCTTCCAATTTCTTTAACCGCTTCTTAAGTTCAATGTTCTCATTATGCAATGCCTGTATCGCAGCAGTCTGCAAAACAGTGATCTTCGCATAGTTTATTCCGTAAAATTGCTTCTTGTCTCCAGTAGGTAATACAAGTGAGGGCTCTATTTTATTCATTTCATCAGCAATGAACCCAAGATCCCGCCCCTTTTTACTCGTCGATAGCTTCCATTCATGCGTAACAGCATTCATTCCCAGTACTTTTTCCAATGCATCACCAGGCTGAATGGCTCGGATATTCTTCTTAAGTGTCCTATCTGATGTTAATATGAAGTTATCAGCATACATGTTATATCCAATATTTGCGTAAACATGACCATCGACTTGCAGTTTATACAATAGATTCGCCTCTGCTCCGGTACCAATATAAACATTTCCTTCAGCACGAATATTAAACCGGTCATAAAGTATACCATACCCAGTATGTATCAAAATTTTACCCCGGTTATCTGATCCATCACGAACAACTTGTATCCTGGCCCATGCATTCTCCCCCCCTAAGGCATCCTTACCATTAAAATTCAGGTTCATACCAAAATTATCCTGCATGGTGGAATTAGAAGTCTCAACAAGAAAGCGTCCCATCCCATACGCCACGTTCGCTGTCGACACATAACGCTCTACATTAAGAGCAGTGTCTGAGCGTGACTTAATGAAAAACCTTGACTCCTCATCAAGTTTCGCATAGTAAAGAGTATTCAGTCCGGAATTCCGTGCCGTTACAAAGCGCAGTTCTCCATAATTATAACTGGTGCCAGTGTATGCTCTTATCTCTGCTATCCTGTCCTGTGTCTCAGAATTAGAATATGTCTGGTGGAAACTGAGTACTCCTACCTGGGTAGATCCTGTAGTAGTCCTTCCTATTATACCAATCCTGGAATCTTTATCTGAGCCCGCTGCCCATTCTCCTACATAAAGAGAATAGTCAGTATTATTTGTTGGTGATGCCGTTTGCCGGCCAACGTAGAAATGGGATCCATACAGTCCCATCGAATTTGCAGCAACCCGGTTCAGATATATATCCGTGCTATCTAAATAAAGGCGCTGCATGTATCCATAACGCCACCAGTATGTTGTAGTTCCAATATCTGTTGTATCGGTAACATTAGGACGTATAGGAATATATGCTCTAATACTGCTACTATCGACAAACCACCTTACTGATCCCCCAAGGTATAATCCAATAGTAGTACTTGTACCGTAGATATATGCAGTCTTTGATGTCCCCCAGGCAATATATCTTACTGAACTGGTATTAAACCATATGCTGTTTGCAGTATCCGATGGATACACATAACTTCCTGATTCTGTCCAATGATCACCAGCATCAGAATATCGTTTCGTTATAAGACTTTCAGTATTAAATGAATAGATTCCAGCATATTCTATGCCTCTGGGTGTTCCCCGGGAGTCCGTAAATGTTGCTCCGGATGCATTAAGTACGAGCGATAGGCTGGGACCGAGAACTCTGGCACTGACAGTAGACTGTATGTACGCGTCTGTTGTTGAATACAGATACGCTGCAGCATCAGTAACCTTTACAATGCCTTTACCACTATCTATATTAATCTCGAATTCATCTCCTGCGTTACCAACGATGTCAATATTATAACCATTCATTGTGATGGTCGTAACCTCATCAAGAGTACCACCCAGCTTGATTGTTCCTGCCGGGCTCTCTGTAAGACCACTTCCAATAACATATGCATCTGCTGCTCCTGTCTCTCCCTTGGCTCCCGTAGGACCAATGCCGCCGGTTACTCCAGCTGCTCCAGTTGGGCCCGCTGCTCCACCAGCTCCTGCTGGCCCGGTAGGGCCTGGAACAAACACTCCACCCATGAGATTTATATACCAGAAAGAATAATACCCACTTCCTGTGTGTGCCGTTGAGTCTACTTTGAGTAAGCCTGAGGCTGACACATATGAGTAAACAACGCCATTAAACTTAATGCCAGAATTATATGCGCAGACAATATTTAACCCGGGTGTATATGCCAAACCCGTCGGGCAGTCAAATTCTACTCTGGTAGGATGTACTGTTGGTAATTGATTGTATGAAGAAGATGTACAGGAATACTTATCTCCTGCAGCACCTCGCGCACCTGTAGGTCCCGCAGATCCTGTGCTCCCGGTATACCCAGCAGGTCCTGTAATCGTGGAGTCGGCACCCGTAGCACCGGTAGAACCTGTTGGCCCAGTAGGCCCGGCGACTGTTGAATCTGCTCCGGTTGCTCCGGTAGGTCCAGTGATTCCTATTGATCCTGTTGATCCTGTAGCACCGGTAGGCCCCGGGGGTCCTGTCCATCCGGTCGATCCGGTAAAACCTGTTATTCCTTGTGGTCCTATTACTCCTTGAATACCGTCTGGTCCAGTATTCCCTGTTGGCCCTTCGCTGCCAACTATGCCGGTATTCCCCTGAGGTCCTACAATTCCTGTTGCTCCGACAGTTCCTGTTGCACCTGTGGGTCCTGTTGGACCGGCTGGTCCTCGTGATCCAGCACCACCTGGGCCCGTACTTGAACTTGGTTGGATAAGAACGATATTCCTATCATCTACTGTGGTAGGTTCAATATGGACGTTTGCACCGGTGAGTTCCGGAGAATCGCCGAGCATGGTAGCACCAGTTGCCATAACTTAGAAATTTATTTCAATTCCTCTAAAATCCAATATCTGGTTAATCTCAGCAAGAATATTATCCAGCGCATCCACATTGGATGACGTGATAGCACTCTTAAGAGATTGAAGTAGCCCCCATGCAGTATCAGCATCTGCTCGATATTGATCTCGATTTGCTCCCGGTGTCATTCTTGATAGATTGGCGTACATCTCATTTACACCAGATTCCGCCCTGCAGTGAACATATGGGTAAAAAGTACTCAGGTACATCGTTGTACCAGTAGATGCTCCATCGTCCGCAACATATGTAGCGCCTATGTAAAACGCATTATCAGTTAACCTGGTTACATAAAAGTCGCCATCATAATTCGTTGTTCCTGTAATCGATGCATACTGTCCAGTAACAAGTCCATGGGCAGTAGCGGTAACTGATACGGTGCCATCTATCGTAGCACTATAGTCACCGTATGCACCTATGGTAAAATCAGTGGTCTTGAGCTTATAAATAAGATTATAAAGACCATCGACATATGTACCATCAATGTCTGTGAATATAAAATTGCCTGTTACCGGTGTAGGTATTTGGCTGAGGACATTATTGTCTGTCTCACCACCATCAGTATCAACAATTGTAATAACTGCTGAAGTAAGTGTAGTTCCGGTAAGTCCAGAACCGCCATCCCATTTAGTACCGTTCCCGGAATCAACACCAGTTTTATCGTGTATTCTGAATGAACTACACCTTTGGACTACTTGTAAATCAAGATTAGGATCAAACATTTTTCTTCCTCCTTTTTTAAATTAAGATAAGGAAGTGGGGGTTTTGACACCCCCGTCTTCCAACTGTAGACCGAAGAAGAAAATCTTAAACCGCTAAACCACTGAGCTGAGTAGTGTAAGCATCAAAAATATCAACTACAATGTCTGCTGCCTCGGTGTCTGCATGTCCTTTGGCAAATGCAAGCACCAGTTGCTTGGAACGCCTTGGAGTAACTCCAACTCCCTGTGTGGGATGATTACCGTAGTAATTCAGGCCCAGACAAGAATACGTTGCATCTGCATCTGCATCTGTTTTATGTGCAGCATACAAGAAATCACCGCGATAGATATCGCCGTCATTTCCAAGCAGATCCCATTCCAGTTCAGCAATCTGAGCATACGTTCCCACACCAAGCGACATCGCTGTGGTATAGCTTACCGTGGTAGCTCCAAATCCATCATCCAATCCAGCCAGGAAGGACACCTTGGAATACCTCCATTTGGGCATGGCGAACGTCCGGGCAATACCAGTCAGTTTAATTCCGAGATCTCCAGCTACCACATCTGCTGATTGCATCATCTCTGCAACTGCCTTGGATGCCGTATAACTTCCCGAAGGAGCTTGAATGGCACGGTCAACGGTATAGTTGGGAAGATCGATGGCGGTAATCTTATATAGTCCGTCTGTCAGGGCGGTCCCTGTTACAGCAGGAGTTTCGGAAAACCGTACATAATCACCAACAACAACGGTGTCACCACCAGCTGTACCTGTTGCACAGACAAATGCGTTCTGTCCATTTACAACAGTTGCATCCTCATCAAAAGCATCTGCATTATCAACAGCAGCATCAGATACCAGATCAACCCGGACAGGAGGAACTACCTGACGCTTCATGACGTTATTCAGACTGACGGCCATTCCATCTCCTATCTCCTGCTGTGTTGCAGCAGCATCGCTCTTATAAGGAGCGTTCAGGATAATTTCTTGTCCCTGGCCAGTCAAAGAAGTTTCCCTCAAAACTATGCGGACAACATAGAGGGTACTGTTATTCACCTCTAATGCACCGGCAGCTACACCATTAAAACCAATATAGGATACCTGCTCAGCACCGGCAGAACCGGTTGTTCCCCTATAGTTTGTAATGGTTTCCTGCATAATGAGATCGCTTTCCAGGAGTTTCGATCCACTTCGTTGAATAACTTTTATTCCAGATTCTTTTACAATGTCGTCTGTCAAACAACTTGCAGCACTCAACACTTCATTGTGTGCGTTAGTCACACACATCTCGCCATCGAGTAATTGCGCGTCGACAGCTGCAGATATAATATCCGCAGCAGAAGGTGTAGGACTTCCAGATCCAACATCCTTACCAATAAATAATTGCATTACATCATTTTGTGTCATGATATATAAATATTAAATTTAAAAAACTTGCCTACACTTCTTTCCAGTGTGTGCCTTTGTATTTATTTCCATTCTTAAGGGCTCCAAGTAAATTGGGCCTATTAAGTTCTTGTTTCTCAACGGCCTCCTCTACGGAAGCGAAGGTCTCAAGTACCTTCCCTGATTCCACATCAACCATTAGAATTGTTTTTGGTTCCTCCACTTTCGGAGCAACGGGTGCCTTTTTAGCTTTTTTAGCTTTTTTTGCAAGTGCTGCTTTTGCGGCTATCCTGCTTAGTATTCCTCTGCTTGTCATGATTCTGTTTTTTGTTGAACATTTTCTGGTTGAGGTAATGTTGATCCAGCAAATTGTATAGCCCGATCAATAATCTCTTCATGAAGGCTACTGTTTAATTCACAGTCACTACCGTCAAGTATATTTATCCGGGTCGGCCTTCTGAGATATCTTAACTTATATGACGTTATTGTGTACGTTCCATCGGTAATAAGCTCATGTCGTTTCATGTCTCCAGTCGTGGAGTTGTAATCCAGCCTCCAGACGAGTTCATTATACGGTGCCTTATAGGCATTGTTGATGTTCATATTATACTCATCGTGAGCTACCGGCTTCACCCTGGTATCATTGTATGCTGTCTCATTATTACAGTTATTATAATAAACTCTGCACTCTTCTTTCAGCGAATACAAAAAATCATTTGGGATATCCACAAATGCTCCGTTCGTATGCAATGCGGAATCTAAACTATCAAAAGACGATATGGCAGTATTCTGGATCAGCTCTGCCAATTCAGCACGGACCTTCTCATCTTTTTCAAAAGCTTCCCGGCGGTCTCCGTCACGAGCACTATATCTTTCTTCGACAAGATCATCCTGCGCTTTATTCAGAAACTGATTGATATCGTATGATTCAAACGGTTTATCCATGCTACTTATAGTATGCAGCTTTAATTCGAAGTTATATTGCATTTCCTCGGCTGTCATGCTGTTTGTGCTTTAGGAGTCAATTTTAACTTCGCCTCATCCATAAATATCTGTACTGCCAGATCTGCAAGTTCTTCATGCAAATGTTCTGGTAATTCTGGTTCATCGGTCTGGCCATATGGAGCCCCGATCTTTTGTTTCCAAAGCAGATATCCTGTGCCGGTTATAATATTTTGCCCGGATACCTTTTTAACTCTATCGCCAGCCTGGAATGTGAGTCCCGTAGGTCCTGGATCCTGAACATATACTCCTTTGGTAAATGCTCTAAAATAATTATCAGTCGCCACAATCGAGTCTATATTGCTGAGATCGGATCCTACATCATCTGCTTCAAGCTCCTGATAGGTGTAACTCAGATCAAATGGTTTCCTGAGATAGCGTATTTTAACGTCGGTGAATGCCGTAGTGTAAGCGTCTCCAACCAGAAGAAGACTGAATTCGTTTTCGTAGGATGCTACCGGTTTTGGGAATATCGGTTTATTCGCATCGGTGGTAACAAGTTTTCTTGCCTCTTCGAGTGGTACAAATTCAGAGAATACAACATCAGATGTCATTGGGGGAACATCAGATCTGGTATATGTGCAGTAGACTGATATCAGCGACAGCATATTGGTGGGCAGAATTACCCTGAGCGTTGCACTACCATGGGGGAATCCAGATAAACTATCCTCTGTAAGGGCAGCTGTATTCTCAACCATATCCTTGAGGACATCCATATTAGCAAGAATATTTGCCCGGCGGATGCCGTGTGTGGGGAAGTTCAGAAACTTTTCGCGGATATACCTATCGATCGCTTTGTTAAGATAGTTTGCGATAACGAATGTCGTAGGACGCATAGCATCAAAAAAGCCGGCGTTTATGGTCTCCGCTTTCTGCTGGAACATTATTTGTAGGTCAACCAGTTTCATTCTGATTTGATAGTTTGTTCTGTGACCTGACTCTGATATCTTGGATCTTGCTGTACCTGCAGGCCATGGCGAACAGCAATATTTACAATTTCTTGGTGTGTGTGTGGTTCAAGGCTCATGTCAACTTCTGCTGTCCCGGTGCCGATAGCCGTCGGATGTTCGACGTATGACAAGAGAACATTAGCAACATCTGTCGTGTGTGAGTCAACCTGAACATAAATCAATTTATCGGTAAGCCCTTCAGAGAAAACTGCCGGATTAATATGATGTGTCACATTAACGGCGCTCTGCTTAAACTTACTCCAATCTTCAGTCTTTATATAAGTACATTCAACATACTCTGCGGTGATTGGCGGATTCGTTCTGGTCACATTGGCCATGGAACTTATATAGTACAAATAATTCGTTGGACCGGTTATAGAATACAATCCTGCAGGTCCTGTTGTTACTGTCCTTGTTACGTTATTTAACAATGGCCTGAGATCGGCCACCCGCTTCTGGTTATCCTCCAGGGCAGGCGGCTGAAATCTCTTGCCAAATGTTCTGTCCTTGACGAATTCATCTTGAGCATTATTGATAAACAGCAATATCTCAGGATCCTCATAACCGGGTGCCGAGAAGTTCGTTATCCGGTCATAGTACTGCTTAAAGCTATCTATCATTTCCTGCCCTGTCATTTTTTCGTCGCGTTATCTACTTGGTGTAGTAACTTCATTTTCACTTCCTGGTTCCGATCATCTTCAAGAAACTCTATCATCTCATCCAAAACGCCGACCGGTTTCTCATCTCCAGGAATAAAATATTGGTGCCTTTCCCTCGAGAGGGCTCCTGCATCCACGGATTTGATGATAAGCAATTTTGTGTCATACTTTTCATCAGAGGATATCTCAAGGAATAATGAGAGATCTACATCCAGGATTTTCTGTATCTCGGCTTTTAACCAGTCAACACCTGCATCTCTCGGCGGCCGTTTAGCCTCCTTCTTATGCAGGTAATAGACAAACAGAAAATCTTTCATCTTATCAACAGAACTGTCCATTTTCCCGAAGAGCATATACGCCTGTTTCATGTCTTCCGTTCTGGTCACATTCTCCTCAATTTCCTGACCTTCTCCGACGACCGCAAATTTGTAAGTACCCTTCTCAAATCTGTATCCCCAGCCCGGAGCTACTCTGTCCGAATCGGAAATTAAAATAAGATACTTAACAAAATCTTCGATCTTCGAACAATCCAGGAACATACCTCTACGATCAATATCCACCGTGTTGCCACGCCAGTAATTCTTCGTACTATGAACATTGAAATCATCAGGGTTTTCTCTTCCGAGTTCCGCTGTTAATGCTGCTCGATCTGCTTTACTCCATTTCTCACCATCTTCATAACGAAGTGGATCTACCAAGATATTACCGGGAAGAACGGGGACCACGATTCCCATTTTAGAACCTTCATTCATGAAAGCACTATCATGAAATTCGGGGACCCATCCGCCTTTCCTTGTTATCGGTATTACCTTGAACTTCTGCTTACGCAATTTATTAATTGCTGCAGAATACTTCAAAGAACTAATTGTCTCCATGCTGTTTTTTTGTCTCCTTAATTACAAAAATTTACTAAGCTGCCAGTACGCTTGGCTTAATCGTAGCGCACCTTGTAGGATCGACCACCATCACGCCGCCAACATATGCACGGTGGAATGTGTATCCGTCTTCTGGAGAAGCCATGTAACGAGTCGGGCTCTGAGCCTGGAAGGGATCTCTCAGTCCTGGGATATATCCCATAAAGTCTTCCATTCCTTTTTCAGCGACAAGCTTAATGTTATTCTCTCCTCCTGAGCGTCCTACGTTCAAGATCTGGTATACGTAACTCTGTGCTACACCTTTTCCTGAGGGATGCAGGATCTTATTCCGTTCCCTGTCATCAAATGTAGGATCAACCATCACTGAGAGCTTGGTTCCATCAGGACCCCAATACTCAATGAAGTTTTCATGCAGACTCCATCCGTCACCTTTCTTGGACAACATATCCAAATTACGGAGAGGAGTATATAATGTGGTATAATTCTTCAATGCCTTATGGAAGTTGTAAGCTCCCCATTTTCCTGTCCTCATAACAACACTCCTTGTCTGGCCGTAGCCTCCTTGGTTGTCATCAGTTAGGTCCATGATAGCTTCGGTCAACCACTCGATGTCAATATCGAAGTCATTGTAGAATAAAACATTCCCGGATTCGATTTGCTGCTCAAGACCTGCACCCTGCTCAATTTTGAATCCGGACAAGCCAACCTGCTTGAATGTTCCGTCATCAGCTTTGTTTGTGGTGGAGAAATTGATCAGCTTATCTTTCATGTCCTGGAACTGCTGCTCAAATTCCCAGTCAGCATACTGCGTCCACGTCTTCATGATACTTTCCTTCCCGGACGAATCCACAGCTTTCCATGCGAAAGCTACTGGCCTGGATATCATGTTACCCGGGCGTGTATCTTGCATACGGATCATTGAGAAGGTGTTGCGCATACTGAATGGTGAGGTGTAATTCGGGGTTCCACCTTTGATGGACAACGTCTTCTCAACGATTGACCATTCCTTGGAGAACCTTTTACCTACTGCCAATTCCGTGTAAGGAATGAAGAGGTCCGGGTCACCTGTAAATAACTCACAATCATAATCCCAATTCGAACCATTTGGCACCGGAATGCCGACGATACGTATTGGGTAGACGGAGTTTTGTTCACCAACAATCAAGTTGGTATCAGAGAAATACTGCTCAGGGAATGTCAGCGTGAATCGTGCTCCATTCTTACCAACAACAGAAGAAGAAGATATGGCTGATCCAGCTGTCGTACATTCCACAAGTGGAATGTTTTTCTTTGAACTGCCCTGTAATCTCCAGCGGAAGTCATCATCTGTTGCCAGAGTGGTGGTTCCGAACTGTTGTAAGAAAATGTTAAAATTCACACCTCTGTTCGCTTTATACAGCAAGGTTACGAGCTTGCTCGTATCCTGAGGTTGCACTTGGTATATTGCCCCTAAGTGGTTCTTGGTTGTTAGACCAGCCCAATCTTTTGGTTCATATTCCTGTAATGGTGATACTCGTTGCATAACTATTTAATTTGTGAGCCAACGTGACTCGCGGTTAAATTCATTGTATTTGGTCCGGGAATAAGAAGGGCTTCTCTGCTGTTTCCTGTCCTTCCGTTCCTTTCACTGTTGTCGCTCCAGTCTGCCGGGGTTCGCTCCCCATCTTCTTCAAAAGTTTACTTGAAGCGGTTGTCTCTGCCTTCCGAACGATCGCGTCAAACTTGGATCCTTGATCAAAAAATCCTTTCTCGATGAAATAATTAAGTTTCAATTCATAATCAAGAACATCCTTTGATCGTAATTCCATGGCCCTGCTGACAGGTATCTGCCTCCCATTTCGGTTTTCAAACCGAACAGGAACAGTCATATTTTCAATAACAGCTGCCCGCTCTTTGTCGCTGAATGTGACACCAGGGATGACCTCCTTGATATCAGTAACTGCTTTCTCAACGTCAAGTTTGATCTCGGCATTTTTATCATCACGATCTTTCTTATCCTCCAATGCCTGAGCATCGATTGCTTTACGATTATCCGAAATAGCTGTTTTAATTTCAACAAGACCATCTTTTGATTCTTGCTCCAACTCACCATCTGTGGTAGCTTTTTCAACCATCCTGGTTACTTTTTCCGGAGCAAATCCTTTCATAGAAAGAAGATCGCTGTAAACCTGCTTCTGCAGGGCCTCATCATCTGCGAGATCACGATCTTTAATATTACCGTACCTCTCCTCTGCTACGAAAGATTCCTCGAGAGAATCGAGTGGTATGCCTTTATCGAGAGCCTCAAGGAGTTGCTTAGCTCGTTCACCAAAACCATTTTTATACTGATCGACCCCGGCTGCTACGCCTTCTTTCATCTGGGTCTGTATATGAGCATTAATGGCCTTGAATACTTCTGCCGGTTCTTTTCCTTTCAGCGTTTCAAGTTCAAGATTAGGAAGTACGCCTTCTTCGTGAAGTTGCGCAGCATGGAGATATGAAGGAGACTCATTAGCATCTTCGTCGCCTGGCGCACCTCCTAAGTCCTTATCTTTTTTTTCTGTTGCTGCTGCTTCTGCTGCTGATGCCGCATCTCCAGCGGGCTTATCATCAACAACTATACTTGCCGCGGCCTCATCGCCCGGCTTTTTCGTTGTGTCTTCTTTTTCGGTTGTTGCTGCCGGCTCTCCACCTCCGGCATCTGTTTGAACACTGCTGACTTCTTCGGCGGCTTTTTTCTCCTCCGTCTCAGATAAATCTACAGTGAGTAGATCTGCTTCAAGTCTCCTGTTATACAAGTTTAAGAATGAATAATAAAAATTCCAACGGTATCACCACCTATTTAATAATCCCTTATAGAGAAATTATAAAATTCAATTATATATAATGCCATTTTAGGTTTTCGCTGGGACGGCTTTTTTCTTTGCTGCTATGTCCTTTTCCTTCAGTACCTTATCCTGTTTCATTTTGTCCCTGGCTAATTCGGATTTTTCCTGAAGCTCTTTGTACTTGAACTCAAGTTGGACCTTCATCTTCTCAATATCAGCCCTGAGTTTTTCGACCATTACTTCGTTCTTATCGCCCTGTAATTCGAGCTTGGCCATCTCAACAGACAGATCCATCTCCTTCATTGTAATCTGGGTTTCCAGTTTACCTATCTCGATTCGCATCGCTTGCTCCAGTTTCATCTGTTCGAGCTGCAGCATTGCCTGCTGTGCTTTCTGTGCCGCATCACGATCCTTCTGCGTTTCTGCAGAAGCTTCTTCCCTACGTTCATTTTCTGCGTGCTGAAGTTTGCGTGCCATGGAAGAGATGCTGGTATCGCGGTGTATTGAGATGATATCACCAAGTGTGGCCTTATCGTTCTGAAGTGCTGCCTGGGCAAGCATTTTTATTGTATTCACAAGTTCAGCATCATTAGCCGAATTGGATACATACAGGCCGTAATCACTTTCATTAAAAACCTTTCCATCAACATTAAACATGTGCGACATCAGGCCGTCATCGACGTACTGCAGTTTCTGAGCATGTTCTCCATGCAGATCGCGCCAGCAATATTTAGCTGTCTCCAGGATAAGTTCCATAACTCGGATTTTTGTATTGTCGTGCAGGCGGAACCATTCCTCAGTAATATGTGAAGATTGTGTTACTGAGCGCTCTACTCCGCCAAGAGTTTCACGGTTGCTGATTTGGCCTTCACGCTGCGGGGACACCCCTGAGATCTCAGACAGTTCATTTTTCACGTACCTGGCCAGTTCGAGATTTGCTTTTATTGCATCGGCGGAATTAAGGTTCAGAACATCAAGACCGCGTTGGCGAACTACGGATGCCAGTTTGCCAATACTCTGGCCCTTGTTTCCCTCCTTGAAAGAGTCTGTTATCATATAACCATTGGCCTCGGCATACATCATCACCATCTCCTCATCCCAGCCATCCGGTATCAGTGCCAGGTCCAGCTCGGCAATAACTCCTTTATTTCGTGCTGATGCCAGTTCCGTGCGACGCATATATATATTATAGAGATATTTGTATGGCTTGACCCGGTCCATAAGAGAGACCCCTTCGTTGGAGTTAATATTAAATACTGTCCCTATATACGGCGGCAAACAGATTGAAGGATTATTCATTGTAGAACCGATGCGAGGTAGGGGCTCGATCTTGACAAATATGTCATGACCGATTTTATAACCTTGCCACCATTCATTCACCCATTTCCATTCTACCTCCCATCCCTGATCTTTAAAATCAGCTACTGGAAAATTCTCATCAATGAAGGTGTGCTGCTCATCTCCATTTTCATCGTAGAATTTCAAATCACCCATCTTCCTTCTTGAGCGCCAGACGACTCTTGATACTCTCAAGTTTCCATCATCATCATATGCTCCTCCATATCCCCATACTCCAACTCTTCCGTCGACAGAGATAAGCTGTGAATTTGAATAATCGAGTGTCTGTGTAACCGGATCCTCCGGTCCGGCCAGAACAATCTCGCTGGCATTCCTGCGGTTCTTTGCCCCCTCCTCTATTGCATCGATATCTTCTTCAAGTAATACATCCCAGAAATCATCGATAACACTACCAACTGAGTGGTAACCGTCTTCAACGATGATATCTGAATTCTCAATTTTATAACCCTCCCCGGATCCAAATGTAGATACGTTCAACGTATTGCATTTTGAGACCACAGGGTCATTGTGGATAATATCCACTGCGTAAATTTCCTCAGCGCCGATCAGTACATCATAAAATGCGTCGCTGAATGTATGCCTCAGTTTCTGCGTGTGCCAGAAATATGAAAGGATACGAGTGGCCATCAGCTCATTCATATCCCCGAACTCATATTCCTGGTAGTGCTTTAACTGTTTAAATCTCCTTGCTGCCTTCTCCTCCGAATACTCCGGATTTTGTAGCTCAGAGATAATGAGGTCAAAAACCTGCTCCCTGAGTGTTTCTTCTTTTTCAGATACTGCGTCCTCGTTCACGACGCGTACCCGCCAATCAAATCTTCTTTTTGCCTCCTCACCTTTGAGTACGTTAAACTTAGATAGTTCAACTGGATAGTTCTGTATTTTGGCCGGGAATTCAACACCACGGATTCCCATTGGATTAAATGCCTTCTCTATATCGGCCTCATTAATGATTCCGTTTGCAAGGTCAAAATTAATCTTCTTGTTTGCTTTGGACTTCCTGATCCTGGAAGTGTCGTGTGTTATAATTGATAGCGAGGCCTCGATACATTCCTTCCCCCATTCCTCTGTTTTCTCCGTCATTAAAAGTTTCTGCTGCGGAAACTGCTTAATAAATGTAGACATGGTTTTAAGAGATTTAGCACAAATGATACAAAAAATAAATCATATTTCCAATTTACCTCCTCCTGAGACGATGCATTCTTTGAATCCTCTCAAAGGGATCATCACCCTGGCGAAATTTCTCTACGAACATCGGTTGCCGCATGAAAAAATCACTCAGTGTTGATTTCTTCCGTTCCTGTTCTGGAATCCATTTACGCATGTCGTCTAACAAAATTATGAGCATTCCGAGAGATGATACGCGGTCAAAGTTTCCTTCCTTATGCCAGTAAACTAATTCTTGCAGGAGCGGTATAGAGCGAATCTTATTTAGATTCAGGACTTCGCTTCCGGGTTCTACCGGTGTTAGCAACCAGGTGAGGATAAGTTCACGGCCCCATTTATTAATCGGTTCAGTTCCGGGAGTACCTTTTCCTCTGTTCAAAAGCGATTTATCAAAAATTTTATCATGCACTACTGCCGGTGTGTCACATAGCAGATAAGTGCTGTTTTTAAATTCCATGTACGTATGTAGGCCTTTCATATTGTTCTCATAGTTGCACCTGGCATTATAATACATCAGCAGGCGACGGACGTTTTCGTAATACATCTTTGCTGTGGTCGGCCGGCCGGTGTATTCAGCTACAATTCTCTCGGTAACTCTGTTCATAACAAACGTAGATCCAAGAGAATCAGTTGTCGAATCGTCATGGTCATACGGGTCATTGCTGGCGATATATACACCATGAGGGACTCCTCCATCAGAATCCTTCACTGGGTGTTCATAAATAACAATCGCTCCTTCAATGAAGCGCTTGTCCTGTGTTGGGAACTTCACGACTGGACTTGCATCAGCATCCGGCTCCCATTTAATCTTTGTCTTTTCATCAGTATCGACAACCAGCTTTCCAACATATTCCGTATCGGCATATTTCTCAGGATACGCTTTCAGCTCGGCCAACTGTTGTTTGAGATCGTTAATCGGGAAAATCGTTCCTCCGATACGCATGACGGCTTCCTCGGGTTTCTTAGGCTCCTCAGCTATATGCCTGATGATCGCCTCCATGTTCTTGGTCTCCTTGCGGATAGTCTCACGCTCATTATCTACGATCTGCTCTGCCAGGTCCTCGTCGGAATTCCCATCATCATCCATAGTTCCTTCCAGGTTCTGCAGTACAGAAGAGAAGTATCCGCACTTGCCGTCACCAACATTATCATCCCAGCGGTTTGGTATCATATGAACATTCCATCCACCGCCCTCGTAGAAAAGCTGCTCGAGGCCCATGAAGTCAACGTCTTCCGTTCCGCCGGTACCAAAGGCTACCATGAGCCCAAAGGTCAGCCGGCCCTGCTGCATAGATTTCAGTGCGATGTTCCAGGCTTTTAGCAGGTGAGGATTCTTTCCGGACTCCTCGAACAGGATAAGCTTGCCACGTTTTCCCCGGGCCTTGTTCCAGTTGTTCTTCAGGGTGACGCCGATGATCTCTGATTTGAATCCTTTCTCAATTTTCAGACCTCCCTTATCGGCAACGTAAGATGCTCTTTTATGCATGATGGAATCATGCCGCTGACGCCGCTTTCCCCACGGAGTAAAGCTTTCGATGTGGTCCATCATATCCCACGCCTTTGTCAGGATCCCGTCTTCTATCAGGTATTCCTTGTCATCGGCCATGCAGTACGATTTCGAACCTGGTATCAGGTAGTAATTGCGATCGCACATACTACCACCCTTAAATGAAAAACCCCGTCCCCGGGTTTTGATAACAGTTCCGTGTTCTCCGGAACTTTCAGCTTCGTCAAGATAATGGTAGTAATCGTAGTCTCCGTCCCAGAAATCCGGGAAGGTGAAATCCCTGTCTGCCTGCGCTCGTTCGAGCAAAGCCTCAAGGCCTTCAACTTCTTCTTCCTCCTGACTTACTGCGATATATATTGGAGAGTAGTTCAGGTAGAAATAAAAATAGCCAGGAATCCGATCCCGGCCAATATCATATCCATACACACATCTACGTGCCTCTTCCTCCCACCATTTGTAGTACTGGCTGGAAGGATGGCTGTTTACCGGATAATTGGTATAGGTCCCATACTCCCGGAAGTGGGATGCAGGAACGGTCCATTCAGCCGTATTATAATGTTTCTCGACTTTTGCTAAGCCGGTTTGGTCCTTTTGTTTATCCATGTGGCCTTCTCTGGGTCTTCAAACATGCCTACTCGCCCACCTCCGCGAATTTGCATACCTTCTTCTTCGGCCAACACTTTCTTGTCCCATTTTTCTAACTTCTCAACGATCACCTCGGTTTCCTTTAATGCCTTGGTGATCTTATCCGGAGCGAAATCTTTATTCTCTCCCTTCGGATCATATTGAAGTTGTTCGTAATACAAAATAAGTGAATCTACAGTTTTTCTTGTGCTCTTCAGATATCGCAGGGAATATGATTCCTGCATCTTTTCATACTTCTCGATCGCTTCAAGCATTAGTTCATCAGCCAGGTATTTGATATCTCCCATGATATCCTTGGCGATCAACTCTTCTTTTTCCAATCCGTAAGCGTTATATTCTGATTTGTAATCGGCAGTATAATAGACGAACGCCAGTTCCAGGTTAGCCCGCTTCTTTGCTTTTGTCTTGTCACGGTCCCAGATCCTGCGGAACTCCGGAATAAACAATAACTTTGGATCGACGGTAACAGCGTTATCTTTGAATGTGAACATTATTTTTTCAGATTAAGACTTCGTTTTCTCTGTTCTTTCAGGTAATCATTGCGTCCTCTGAGATGTTCCAGCTTCTTTGGTTTTACTTTAAATGTGATCAACTCGGTGAGTCTTACTACCGGAACGATTCCTGAATCCGGATCGGCATTGCGTATGTTATTCATACCGGCCTCGAATTCACTCATGATAATCGCTTTCACAACCTTCCTGTCAAGGCCACGTTTGCGAGCTATATCATATATCGCACGGCGTGTCCACTCACTTTCCATCTTGCCCGTTGAGTACAAATTTAAAACTTAAATCGTGATCAACCGCATTTATGATGAACGGTTTGTTAATTTTCTTTCCGTTAAGGATCCTGATTTTGCGCAGCTGAGAGAAGTAAACATTCAGGTGATGCTCCTTCATTCTGAGCTTTTTCATGATATGTTCCTTGGATTCCCGGCTGAATACCATGGTCCATTTTACATCATCTGCCAGGACACTATATTTGTCATTCAGTAATAATAATTCTGCCAGGACCCGCATTGGAAGGTCATTAAGAACTACATGGTGCCCATTGATCTTTGTGAGGATTGCATTGATAACAGGGCGCTTCAGAACAAGATACTCAAGGAAGAACTTCTCCTTTGTTGTTTTTATCTCAATACTCTCAACTGTCATTATATATAATGTGATTTTATGTCAAATCTCATTCGTATACGAAGCCAAATATATATAATTCAAATAAAAAAACCAAGCGAGTGGGAACTCGCCTGGCTTACAGAGAACGATCCGATATGCTCCAAATGCACTAAAGGCTACAACTGTAAAGGTAAATCAAATTTTATAAAATACCAATATATATATTACGATTTTACCTCTACTGCAAAGACCTCATGTGGTCGATGCATCCAATACAGTTTTTTGTTAGTAATAATTGGTTCACCACATCTAACGCGAAGGTATACGTGATCACCTACCTTTACTGGGTTAGGTATAACGATTCCTTCTTCGATTGGTTTCCCTGGGCCAACTGCCTTAACAATTCCCTGACTTGGGTGTTCATCCC